CGTCACACGCAGCACCAATAACTATTGGTTCTACTACAGTTTTTATAAATGGCAAAGGTTGTGGAAGAGTTGGTGATGCTGTAACTGGCTGTACATCTGTTGCAACTGGTTCTGCCACCGTTTTTGCTGGACCATAAGGATTAATACATGGCCACAAATTTTTTCTTCAATAATTTCAATGCTTCACAAGAACAATTACTACTAGAAAATTTAGTTATTGAATCTATTCGTATATATGGCCAGGATATGTATTATGTTCCTCGTGTTCTCAATAAATATGATGATGTTTATGGGGCAGATGACCAATCCTCATATGAAAAAGCATATCAAATTGAAATGTATATAAAATCTATAGATGGTTTTACTGGTGATGGCGATTTTCTATCAAAATTTGGTATTGAGGTGAGAAATCAGGTTGTGTTTTCTATGGCACAAAGAATATTTTCTCAGGAAGTTGGTGCTTTTACAAATCAAACAAGACCAAATGAAGGTGATATAATATATTTTCCTTTGAACCAAAAGATTTTTCAAATCAAATATGTTAATAAATTTGAAATGTTTTATCAATTAGGTTCTTTACAAACTTGGGAAGTAACTTGTGAATTGTTTGAATATTCTGGTGAGAATTTTAGCACAAATATACCAGAAATAGATAATATACAATTATTAAATAGTACAAATGCTTTTGATTTTGCTGTAAAAGACGAATTTGATAAGTATATTCTTGATGAAGAAAGTAAAGTTGTAATTATGGAGGGCAAATCTGTTGATGATTTAATTGTTCTTGATGATTCAGATGAGATACAACAAGAGTCAGATACATTTGTAGATTTTTCAGTTTCAGACCCTTTCAGTGAAAACAACATATAACATCACATAAGAAAGTTCTTTAAATGTTCGGACAAATTTATTATCACGGCCTAATAAGAAAATATGTAATTCTTGTTGGGACATTATTTAATGATATTTACATCAGAAGAACAGATTCTGCTGGAGATGTTTCAGCACTTGTAAAAGTGCCTATAACATTTTCTCCAAAAGATAAAATGTTAGCAAGAGTATTGCAAGACCCAAATATTGATACAAAGGCAGCAGTTGTTTTGCCTATGATTTCCTTTGAGATAGGAAATATGGTTTATGATGGTGCTAGAAAATTAAATACTATAGGCAGAACCGTCATTAAAAGTGATGAGACTGGAAAATTTAAATATCAATATAATCCAGTACCATACAATTTTGATTTTAAAGTATATATTTATTCAAAAAATGCAGAAGATGGAACAAAAATTGTAGAACAGATTCTTCCCTTCTTTACACCAGATTGGACAACAACTGTTAATCTTATTTCAGAGACAGAACAAACTGTTGATATTCCTATTATTTTAAATAGAATAAATTACAATGATAATTATGATGATGATTTCTTAAAAAGAAGGGCTATTGTATGGGAATTAGATTTAACTCTTAAAGGATATTTATTTGGTCCAATTAAAAAATCTGCGATTATCAAGTTTATTAATGTCAATTTTTATATTCCAAATAATGTAGCAGATGGTTATTTAGCTAATGCTGTAGGAAATACAGCCATATCAGAAAAAATAACTATACAACCAGGATTAGATGCTAACGGTAATGCTGTAAGTTATTATGGTGCTAATACAGCAGATATTACTTCTGCCACATTACCATACACTGAAATAGAAGAAGATGATAATTGGGGTTATATAGTAAAAATATATGATACGGAGGATTTGCTATAAAATATGTCTGATTTTAATGATGACCCGATAGGTGAAGCTTTAAATATTGCTCCACTTGAAAAAAAAGAAATAGAAAAAACAGAAATTGTTCCTGTAAATGAAATTGATAGTACAGTTTCTGATTTTGAAAATGCAAGAAAAAATATTTATTCTATGATTGATACAGCAAATGAAGCTATAGACAACCTTCATTCTATTGCCAATCAATCTCAGCAGCCAAGAGCATATGAAGTTTTGGCCAAATTGATAGAAACATCTATCAAAGCAAATAAAGATTTGATAGACATACAAGAAAAAATGAAACAAATTAGAGATATGGCAAATGAAGTTGATAACAAAGCAAAAACTATAAATAATAATTTGTTTGTTGGTAGTACGAAAGAATTACAAGACTTTTTAAAAAAAATGAAACCAGATAAATGAAAAATGACCAAATAGACTCAAAAGGTTATAAAGGTAATATAAATCTTAAAAGAATCAATCAAGAAATTGATTGGACACCTGAACTCGTTTCTGAATATATGAAATGTTCTGAAGACCCTATTTATTTCGTTGAAACATATATGAAAATTATCAACGTTAATGATGGTCTTGTTAATTTTAAATTATACGACTACCAAAAAGAAATGATATTAGGGTTTAAAGAAAACCGTTATAATATTATTACAACTGCAAGACAAAGTGGAAAAAGCTCTGTTACTTGTGCTTTTATTCTTTGGTATATCATATTTCATTCAGAAAAAACTGTTGCTTTGCTTGCCAACAAAGGTGATACTGCAAGAGAAATACTTTCAAGAATACAATTAGCTTTTCAACATTTGCCAAAATGGCTACAACAAGGTGTTGCTGAATGGAATAAAGGTTCGTTTGAACTTGAAAATAATTCAAGAGTTATAGCTGCTGCTACTTCTGCAAGTGCTATTCGTGGTTATACCATTAACCTTCTTTTCATAGATGAGGCAGCATTCATTGATAATTGGGAAGAATTTTTCACATCAGTTTATCCTACAATTTCATCAGGCTCTGAAACGAAAATTGTATTGGTTTCTACACCAAACGGTCTTAATCATTTTTATAGTATATGGATAAACGCTAAAGAAAAAAGAAATAATTATTATTTCAAAGAAGTTCACTGGAATGATGTTCCAGGAAGAGATGAAAAATGGAAGCAAGATACTCTTGCTGCTATGAACTTTGATGTTGAAAAGTTCAATCAAGAATATTCTTGTGAATTTTTAGGTTCTTCTGGTACACTTATTGCTGGATGGAAACTAAAAGAATTAATACATATGACACCTATCCACCAAAAAGATGGGTTGGTTCAATATTTTAAAGCAGAAAAAGACCACGTATATGTAATGGTATGTGACGTTTCTCGTGGTAAAGGATTAGATTATTCAGCATTTCAAGTTATTGATGTAACTTCAATGCCTTATCAACAAGTTTGTACATTTAGGAGTAATTCTACAGCTCCTATTGATTATACTGAAATTATACATAGAACAGCAAGAGGTTATAATAATGCTGCTGTATTAGTAGAGATAAATGATATAGGTGAACAAGTTTCTCATTCTCTACATTTTGATATGGGTTATGATAATATTTTATTTACACAAAATTCTGGAAGAAATGGTAAACAAATAACAGCAGGATTTGGTGGGAAAGATGTTGATAAGGGTATAAGAACTACTAGAACTGTAAAATCAGTAGGTTGTTCTATATTAAAATTGCTAATAGAGCAAAATCAGCTCATAATTAATGATTTTAATACTATGAACGAATTATCTACATTTGCAAAAAAAGGAAAATCTTACGAAGCTGAACCAGGCAAACACGATGATTTAGTTATGTCTTTGGTTTTATTTGCTTGGTTATCAGACCAGCAATATTTTAGAGAATTTACTGATATTAATACACTTTCGTCATTAAGAGAAAAAACCGAAGAAGATATAGAACAAGATATGGCTCCATTTGGTTTTATAATGACAGGAAATGAAGAATTTTATGATGAGACCTATGAAAGATTAAATCCTGATGCCTGGATATTTAATGATGCCTTAAGAAACGATTTTTGATAAATAAAGAAAAATACAAATTAACAATCCGTTTAAAGGAGATAAAAAATGGCATTTCAATTAAGCCCAGGTGTAAATATTACTGAAATCGATCTAACTACTGTAGTTCCAAATGTTGCTACAACAGACGGTGCTATTGCTGGTCTTTTTCGTTGGGGACCAGTAGACCAAAGAGTTCTTGTTGATTCAGAAAATATTTTAGTATCAAGATTTGGCAAACCAACAAATTACAACGCAGAAACATTTTTCTCTGCTGCTAACTTTCTTTCATACGGAAACCGTCTTTATGTTTCACGTGCTGCTAATACTTCAGGTGCCACACCAACAGTAGCAAACGCAACAGTAAATACTGCTGCAAACGCACAACTTTTTGAACTAGGTTCAGGAAACACAGCTTCTCTTACAACTGGTATGTATATCACACAAGTTGATAATACATCAGTCTTCAGTGTAACTGGAAAAACAGCAAATATTACAGTTGTTAACTCAACTGCTTTCTCTGTTTCAGTTAATGCAGTAGCAAATGGAACAGCCACATTTTATTTTGGTAATCCAGAAACTTCTTATTCTGCTGTTGCACTTGATGAAGATGATTCAACAACAGCATTTGTGGCAAACTTGGTTAACCAAATTGTTTTAAATGACAACAGATATACTGATAAAGATGGAACTTTTGATTCAGATGTGATTTATGTTGCAAAATATCCAGGTGCTATGGGGAATTCATTGAGAATTTCTGTTTGTGATACTGCAAATTCATTCCAATCTAACGTGTCAGTTGCTGCAAATATCAATTTCACTATTGGCACAAACACAGCTACTATTGAATTTGCAGGAACAGCAAATGGTTCAGCAAATACAATTGAATCTTCTATTTCAAATGGAGATTTGATTTTAGCTGGTAATAGTTCAATCAGTAAGCAATATCTTCGTGTTACTGGAACATCAGTAAACACTTCATTTGGTTCAAATACACTATTAACAGTTAATTTTGAAGACCCATATAGATTAAAAGCTAACTATACATCC